TCGGGCTCTTCGCGGGAGTGGTGCTCTGCCATTGGCGGAGCCCAAAGGGGGTGGGGGCGCTGGTGACAGTTGGCGCAGGCATCGTCCTCTTCCTCGCAGCGCGCTCCCTGCCGGGGGACTGGTTTCCGCTGGTGACGTGGGCGATCGTGGTCGGGGTGGTGGTCCAGGTCGTCCTGGCGTTGATCCAGGTGGGGGTGGCGATGGCCGCGGGCCAAAACTGGCACGTCGTCCGCGAGTCGGCGCGTGGCACAGTGGGCAACCGGGTGGTGCTCGGGTGCCTGTGTGCGCTGGCCTGGCCTCTGGCGACCGTCTGGTGGGTGGTGCCGCTCTTCGTGGGGCTGGCCCTCACGCGGTCATTCTCGGCGCTGGTGGCTGCCGCGGTGGCGGCGGTAGTGCTCTATCCGCCGCTCTGGTGGCTGGTGGCAGGATTCGGGGTCCTGGGCTGGATGGGGATGCAATACCGACGCCCGACGCCGGTGGCGGGGATGCACTCGCGGGTCGTCCTGGCGGCACTCTGCTGGAAGCAGATGCGCCGGGCTGGCTGGCGAGAGCGCCTCCTCGGATTCGGTTCGGGCAGCTTCTTCCGGTCCTCGAAGTGGTGGATGAGCAACCGGCAGACGACGGAGCTGTTCAAGCACGCGCACAATGACGCGGTGCAGGGGGCCTTCGAGTGGGGGATGATCGGGCTGGGGGCGGTACTGGTGTTCGCGGGGACCCTGTTCATCCGTGGGGGGCTTGGCGCGCCGATGACGGCGGCGCTGGCGGCGGTGGCGGTGAACGCGCTGTTCCAGTTCCCGTTGCACCTGCCGCATGTGCTGGTGCCGGTGCTGGTGCTGGCGGGGATGATCGGGAGATGACGCCTCCGGTCTTGGCGGGGGTGTCGGGTGGGCCTCTGGCCGATGAGATGCTCGTGTCGCCCGCGCCACTGAGCTGGTGGGCGCACGTGCGCGCCTGGATCAGGCGCATGGACGGCACCGCGTTGCGGCGGATGTCCGGGTGGCCCCCCGTGGCGCGCCTGGAAGCGGCGCTCCGTGAAGTCATCACGATGCCGAGCCTGCTGGAAGAGGACCCGCTCCATGAGATCAGCCTGTACGTGGATCGGCACCAGAAGATTCACGTCCACCACCCGCAGGCGACGAAGCAGGAGGACCTCATCTTGGTGGCGAACGTGCTGCTGAAGGCCAGCCAGGTGGTGGCGGCGCAGGCGGGGGCGCAGGTGGTGAGCCAGTCCCAGCGGCCGGTGGAGTCAACATAGATGCCCACCCAACTCCTGGCGACGATGCGCTGATGCCTCTTCTCTCGTCCCGCATCGCTGAGGACTCGCGCCAGATCGACGGGCGCCGCTGGGTCCGCGAGCAGCACACGGATCATGTCGGCGCCGTCCACGAGATCGTCTACCTGGCTGAGGCGGGGCAGGTGGTGGACCTGGCCGCGTCCGCTACTCGGCTGGACGCGCAACTGACCGAGACCGAGATTGCGGCCAACGAAGCGGAGATCATCGGTGCCGACCTTTAACCACAGTACCCCGACGCAGTTGGCCCAGCGCCTCCGCGAGCGATTCCGGGATGCCTCCCGCTTGGAGGCCCTCCAGATCGCCCGTTTCCTCGCGGCGTTGACGGACGCGAAACTCAAGGCTCTCTTCAGCCTGACGAACGCCCAGACGACGGCGTTACGGACGAAGTTGACCGACATGATGACGACCGTGGATCGCATCCGCGCAACGGTGGGAGAGTAGTATGGCCGGTCCGTACTACGTCCGTTCGACAGACGGTTCAGACGCCAGCGATGGTCTGACCTGGGCCAATGCCAAAGCCACGCTCGTGGGTGCGCTCGCCGTGGCTGCCGCCGGGGAACGCATCTGGGTCAGCCAGGTTCACGCCGAGACGCAGACAACTGAGATGGCGCTGACCTCGGCGGGGACGGCGGCGTCGCCCATAGACATTCTGTGCGGGAATGACGGCGCGGAACCCCCGACGGCGCTGGCTACGACGGCAACCGTCACGGTCACGTCGGGCGGCAACATCAACTTTGCCGGCTTCGCGTACTCCTATGGCCTCTCATTTTCTGTCGGGACACTCGACAATAACAGGATGTATTCGTGGGAGAGTGCGAGTCCCTGGGCGTGGACGTATGAGCAATGTGTCTTCACGCTCAACACGACGCATCCCAACCCTCGATACCTCATTGGGAATTGGGCTAACAATGCCGACGACCAACGCATCCGTTTCGTAAACAGCAAGCCGCGATTCGGTGCGACAACTCAGGCCATCGAGTGTCAACGTGGCTTTATCGAGTTCATCGGAGGTGCAGCCGCGGATACTGGTACGGTGCCGACGACACTCTTCAAGAGCGACTACGCCCAAGCCGCGCAGTTCGCGGTCACACAACTCAGGGGCGTTGACCTGTCGGCGTTCGGAAGCGGCAAGAATCTGGTGGCCGTTAGTTCTCCGGGGATCTACGTATTCAGCAATTGTAAGTTGGGCGCGTCGGTCGCAGTGACGACGGGCACCAATCCCGGCCAAGGCGGTCCTCTGGTATGGCTCGACAACTGCGACTCCGCCGACACGCAGTACCGGATGCAGCGCCACCAGTACGAGGGCGACGTCTACTCCGAGACGACCGTGGTTCGCACTGGCGGGGCGTCGGATGGAACCACCCCGCTGGCGCACAAGATGGTCAGCAGTGCCAACGCAAAGTTTAGCTTCCCGCTCTACGGCCCCGAGATGGTGATCTGGAACGACGCGGTGGGCTCCAGCCAGACCGTGACCTGCGAGATCCTCCACGACAGCGTAACGAACCTCCAGGACGACGAGGTGTGGCTGGAGACGGAGTACCTCGGGACGAGCGGCTTCCCGCTGAGCCTTTTCGCCAATGACCGGGCGGCGGACATCCTCGCCACACCAGCGGATCAGGCGGCCAGCAGCGAGACGTGGACGACGACGGGCATGACGAATCCCAACAAGCAGAAGCTCGTGACGACGCAGACGCCGCAGGAGAAGGGTTGGTATCGGTGCCGCGTCGCGCTGGCAAAGGCGTCCTACACCGTGTACGCCTGTCCGAAGCTGGCGGTGGCCTAGATGGCGACGGAACGGCTCATCCCCGGCGGGGCGTATGTCAATGAAGACACCTCGCAGCGGGAATTTCTTATCCCGGGCTCGTCCTATCTCAATGAGACGAGCACGGCCGCCGGAGCCGCCGGAGGCGCCGGGCATGGCGCGATGTACCCCCGCATGCAGCGGCACATCCACCAGTCCTGGACCGTGCCGAGGTGAGCTAAGTGGCCGCCACCGACGCCAAGCCAGTCCCGATCAAGGGCCAAGCCTACCGGGTGACGTTCCCGGTCTTTGCCTCCGATGGCTCGCTCATGCCCGGCGTCACGCTGCTGTCGCAGATCAGCATCGACGCCGCGTCCGCGGTCTACGGCGCCCGCCCCGTCGAGATCACCGCCAACATGGGCATGTACTATCTCGACCTGACGGCGGCCGAGATGAACGGCCAGACCATTGCTGCGGTGGCCACGCCGATCGGTGGCGGCACCGGCCCGAACATCGCCATTCGATCCGTCCCGATCGTGCTCTACACGCAGGGGCCGACGGCAGGATTCTATGCCCAGGTGATGAGCGTGGACGCGACGCCCTTGGACGGCATCGCGTCAACGGTGTGGGCCTCCCCGAGCCGCTCCGTCACGACGTTCGCCAACATCGTCAACGCGGTGTGGGCGACCCCTTCGCGGGCGCTGACGGACTGGACCGGGATCGTCAATGCCGTCTGGGCCACTCCCAGCCGCACGCTCTCTTCCTTCGGCACGCTCCAAGGGGATGTGGTGAACGCGGTGTGGGCCACCCCCACCCGCGCCCTCAGCGATTGGACGGGCATCGTGAATGCGGTCTGGGCCACCCCGTCGCGCACCCTGTCTTCCATCGAGAACGTGAAGGCTGGTATCGTCTCCTCGGTCTGGGCCACCCCGTCGCGATCACTGACCGCCTGGGATGACATTGTCAATACGGTCTGGGCGACCCCGTCGCGGACCCTGTCCGGCTTCGGCACGTTGGAAGGTGATGTGGTCAACGCCGTGTGGGCGACGCCGTCCCGCACGCTCTCCTCCATCGACAACGTCAAGGCCAGCGTGGTTTCGTCCGTGTGGGCGACGCCGACGCGCACCCTCTCGGCTGGCGTCACCGTGGCCGCGGGCGGGATCGACTCGACCTCGTTTGCCGCGTCGGCGGTGGACGCCGCGGCCTTCGCGCAGGACGCCGCTCAGGAAGTCGCCGATGAGATGCTGAATCGGGATCTGGCCGGGGGAGCATCCGGGGGCGCTCGGATCGTCCGCGACGCCCTCCGAGTCCTCCGGAACAAGGTCAACGCGAACCTCGGCATCGTGTACCAGGAGAACGATAGCACCACGGCCTGGACATTCACCGTGGCCACCGATTCCGCCGCCACCCGCATCACCGGAATTGATCCAGCATGATCCGTCACGCGCTCGTCACCCTCGGTCTCTGGCTCGCGGGCCTCGGCGGGTGGACGCCGCCCATCTGTGAGCGCGCCCATGCTCCCGACACGCCCATGCTCATCTCCGCGCGAACCTGGACGGCCTGGGCGGAGGAGACGTTCCCGGGCACCAGCGGCGAACATAAGCGGCATCAGGTGTATGCCCGCCTCTTGCGGATCTACCCTGACGCCCGGCGCCGCGACGTGGCGCTGGCGATCGAACTTGCGTTGCGACCATGATTATCGTCCTTCAGGGATTCGCCCTCGGCAGTCTCTACGGCTGGACCAACGGTCCCGGAGTGGACGCAGGCGGCGCGGCGGTCACGGCCGCCATCACCGGCAAGCTCGTGCGTCCGATCCTGACGCACTACACCAACATCACCACGTCCTGGTGGTGGCTGGCGCTGCTCTCGGCGCTGGGAGGCCGGTAGATGGCCGCGCTCACGTACGCAGAGATCCAGACCCGCGTGGCGAACCATCTCCGCATCCCGACCTCGGACAGCACGCAGATGACCCGCGTGCAGGCGATCATCAACGAAGTCTATCGCGACCTCTGTGCGAAAAATCCCACGTGGTACTGGCTCCGCAAGCGCCAGATCATCAACACCGCCACCGCCTTCGAGGATGGCACCGCCAGCGTGACTCCGGGCGTGACCCTCGTGACGCTGACCATCGCGCCCTCCGCGGCGTTCGGCTCCTTCGCCAACCGCGTGTTCACCGTCACCGCCAATGCCGAGGACCCCAACGCCGTCTACCGCGTCGCCACGCACGTCGCCGGGGAAGCCACCCTGCTCCTCGATGCGGGCTACACGGGCGCCACCGGGAGCGCAGCGGCCTATCACATCTACCAGGACGGCTACGACCTGGCCACGGACTGCAACCGCGTGTTCCACGTGAAACGATTTGGCGTCCGCCATGCGGTCACGCTCATCGGGCCGATGGAGATGGCCGGGCTCAAGGAGAGCGATACCTCCGAAGGGTCGCCCACCGTGGCGACCGTCTCCGAGTTCGACACCAGCGGCGACCCCTCGACGGCCCGCCAACTCGTCGTCTACCCGTACCCGGATGTCCCGTACCGCATGGAGGTGTTCTACACGCAGTCGCCCAACACGGAACTGTCGGGCTCGACGCGCCCGCTCATCCCGGACGACTATGTGCAGGTGCTCATCTATGGGGCGCTCGCGCGCGGGTTCCCCATCTTCCTGAACGACACCGAGCGCGGGGCCTTCTACCAGGGCCTCTTCAACGACACGCTGAACCTCATGGTGGCGAACTCGCGGCAGCAGGAGGACAACCCCGGCGTGGCGCCCCGCAACGACTACCGGGGATTCTACCGGCGCGGCCAGCGGATCACGGCGGCGAACGCCGATCTGGGCAGCGCCTTCGACCGCTGGCCCCATGGGACCTGAGCCATGGGCTGCTGGGCGACAGGATCTCTCGGCGCAGGAGGAACGGCCGGCGATGGCCAGTCCGGCAACGCGACTGATGAGACACGCACCCTGTTGCATCTCTGGCCCACCGGCCAACCCGAGGTGTGGGAGGGGATTCCGAGCGAACTTGGTGGAGGCGCGACCGGAGCCGCCGGAGCCAGCGTCACCGCGTTCATCCTGTCGCCGGAATCGGCCATGTTCCCGAATGCGAATTTTCCGGCCCTCACCAAGAACACGGGGACGTTTCAACTCGATTACACTTTGGACTTTGATGCCACGGCCCGAGAGTCTGTCTCATGGCGCACGGTCATGCCGGCCGCGGCGACCTGGAACGGGGCAACCATCGGGATCTTTTCTCGACAAAGCTCGGCTATCTTGGGCACTGTGGCATGGACCGTCACCAGCATAACGCGAGGATCTGGACAGGCGTTCGATGCGCTGGGCGCGACGGATTCCGTGGCGGCCAGTACGGTTCAAGGGACGGCTGGTCAGGTACTTTATCAATCGAAGACACTGACGACCACGACGTGGGCGACCGCTTCCGCATTGCTCGTCGAGATTGCCCGCGACGTGGCGAACGATACCGCAGGGGAAGATGTCAAGTTCATCTCCGCGATCATCGAGTTGGCATGATGGGACTCATCCTTGGCAATAACAACAGCGCGGGGCAAGTGAACCATGGCGACATTGCGGCGCTGAATGGTGCGGCAGCATTGACCATCTGTTGCTGGCGATTCACCGATATCGTCGCCTCCCCTGGCGATACCGAGAAAGGGGCGACGGCATTTCTCTGGATGGGGAACCGTGAATTGCATGCCAGCGAGTTGCCCACATGGAATCGCTATACGGACGTGTACCAGATCCCGACGCTGGTCTGGACCCATCATGCGTGCGTCTTTGATGGGAGCCGTGCCGCTGCGGATCGGATCAAGTTCTATGCAGAAGCGGTTGAACAGACGACAACCGGAAGCACGGCCGGGACGACGCTCCTCGATACGACGGGCAGCGCGCTCATTATCGCCCCGGCAAACGTCGCCGGAGATTGGGCGCATCTCCGGTGCTGGACACAGGCACTCACGCCCGCGGACATTGCGCTTGAAATGTACTCGTATTGGGCCCGTCAGAGATCGGGTCTTGTCCTGGATTGCCCCTACGATGACGGGGTGCTCGCACGAGATTATTCGGGTAACGGAAACCACGGCACCACGAACGGCGCCATTCAACGCGCGGGGCCTCCCATCAGCTATGGTGGCAAAGTCCTGGTGACGGGATGACGACCCGCAATACGGCCTTCATCGTGCATCCGGCCAAGGGCGGGCTGGATACGAGCACGCCGCCGACGCTGCTCCAACCGGATCAACTCGTGATGGCGAACAACTGCGAGTACGGCGTTGCCGGGTCCCGGGCCAAGCGGCTTGGGACGGTGCGATACAATCCCACTGCCCTTGCGGCCGACCTCGGGGGCGGTGTCGTCAATCTCACCTTCGCGGCGCTCGCTGATTTCTGGCGGCACGGCACCTGCCTGGACGCCGATCAGCAATTTATCGCGCACGCGGGCACCACGCTGTACAAGGACGACGGGGATGGCGTCTGGGATCTGATGGACGCCACGCTCGCCTGGGGCACGAACGGCTCCGAGACCGGCATCACCATTGCCCAGGGCTACGCCGTGTTCTCGAACGGGGTGGACATTCCGAAGAAATGGGATCAGTCGAGCCTGACGACGCTCTCGTCGGGCGCGCCGTACTTCTCCTTCTCGTCGTATCACCTGCGCCGCCTCTGGGCCTGCGGATATGCCTCCAGCCCCTCGTCCGTCTGGTACACCGCAGCCGGAGATATCACCGACTTCACCGGCACGGACACGGGCACGCTCCTCTTCGATGAAGACGACGGCGACCGCGTGATGGGGCTCTCCCAGCCCTGGCAGAATCGCCTCTACGTGTTCAAGGGGCCGAACAACGGATCGGTGTGGAACGTGTCCGGCACGACCGTCAACTCCTTCACCAAAACCCGGATGTTCTCGGCGGCGCCCTGCGTGACTCATCGCAGCATCGTCACGACGCCCGATGACATCTACTGGGTCTCGCGTCATGGCATTCACTCGCTCCAGGCCACGGATCGGTTCGGTGACACGACGCAAGCCTTGCTCTCGCTGCCGATCCAGGACACGTTTCAGAGTCTGACGGCCTCCCGGTTGAGCCAGATCGTCGGGTTCTATCATCCGACGCGCAACGTCGTCGGGTGGTTCTGCCCCGAAGGCGGCCAGAATAGCGTCTGTCTGGTCTACAACTACGCGCTCAAGCTCTGGAGTCTCTGGCGGTTCACGGGGTTGGCCGGAGCCTCGTGCATGGTGGCGATCACGCCGAGTACGCGGCAGTCGCGGCTCTACATCGGCGGCTACAACGGCTATGTCTACGCCGCCGATCAGTTGACCAAGTCAGACGAGAACGCGGATCAGGCGTATTCCTACCGGATTCGCACGCCCATTCATCAGCGATTCAGCGAGGCGCTGACGGAACTCCATGAGAAAAGTTTCTTCAGCGTCACCACACTCTATCGGCCGATGGCGACGAGTTCGAGCATGACGTTGACCACCTACATCGACAATATCCTGACGGCGACTACGTCGATCGGGACGAAGTCCATCACGATGACCGTAAGCGGTGATCTGCTCGGCTCGACATTCATCCTTGGGCAATCATTGCTGGGAGGCCGCGGCACATCGGCCTACGACGAATTTGTGATCGAGGGGCGGGGCCGATCCATTCAACTGGATTGGGAGCAGGACCTCGCCGCCGGCGATGTGGAACTGTACGGCTACGCTGTGCGCGTGGCCCCAGGAGAAGCCCATGCGTTCGAGTAAGGGGGCCGACTGATGGCACTGGGACGCTACAAGACCTTCGTGGATGCGGTGGCGCTCTTCGGCGCCGAGTTGAACGGCCTCCAAGACTGGTTCACGGGAAACGCGGCGACGCTCATCTCGCCGTTCACCAACACCCTGAACGCGAACAGCAACCAGATCACGAATCTCGTGATCGAGACGCTCTCGGCCACGCCCTCGGCCACGCCCGAAGGCCGCATGGTCTTTCACACGACCCTGGATGCGCTCCTCGTGCTGGACGGCAGCGCCGTGCGGTACGTGCCGAATGTGTCCGGCGGGCTGGGCTCGCCCTTTCACACGCTCCGCATGAACTCGGCCGGGACCGGCCAGGAATACGCCACCACCTCGGTGG